TCGCTCTGTGACATGCTCTGGGACACAAGATATTGATTTAATTTCATTGACAGACACAACATGCAGGCGGTTACTTTAGCGCATATTTACGCATCTATGCCGTGTCGTCAAGAGCGATGTTTATTTTACTAGCATTTCAGTGTGTTTAGGCGTACCACTATATGCCTTATTGTAAAGAGAGGAGTATTTGCTATGAACCAAGCTAATGGATTTTTCGGGTTGTCGATGTCGTCTTGGTGCAACCCTCAGATGGCGCCACCTTCGCAGCGTTTTTTATTGAAAAAACGGTGGAACAAAAAGTCAGCAGCGGTTGGGAATACCTCGCCGCCAGAAGGGAACCTATGGAATATCCAAACAATTTGCGCCGCCTCCGCGATGCGCGCAGACTCACCCAAGCCGATGTCGCTGAGGCGCTCGGTATCAATCAAGCTGAATACAGCCGCATGGAAAAAGGCAGGCGCAGAGTCGGCACACATCTGGAAACGCTGACAGAGATACTTGCCTGCGAAAACGCTGAGATACTAGCGCCGGATCAATATGCCGGCACAACCGATCAGCTTCAGGACATCCCACTATTTGCCCTGCCAGAAATGGACGGAGAGAGCATCCGCTTCGATCTGTCCATGACCAGCCGGCTGCCCAAGCCAGCCTGTACGGTAGGATCACGATCATTTGCAATGCTTTGCAACGGCAACGTGATGGCACCTCGTGTCCATCACGGCGACTTCGTGTACGCCGATCCGGACGAGCCTTTGCGGGACAATGACCTGTGCGTCCTGACGCTTATGCGGGGCAACAGGGAGGTTGCTATCATCCGGCAGAGCTGCGGTGAGGATATGTGGCTGCGGCTGGATACGGACAGCGAGGAGAGCTTTGGAAAGGAGCTGAAGATCGTGGCGCCTATTATGGCCCTGCGGTTTGCTAGATAGCAAACATACGCATATATGCTTGCAATGGGCTATGCCCTCTTGTAAAAAGGGGGCATGGCTTACCCCTTTTTTGAACAGTTTGGTGTGTCGGGGAAGTCGCTTGATGAGCGGCGCAGCACCGTTGGTGGCTCCGATATAAACATCATCGCAGGCGGTAACGCGGCGATGATCAACAAGCTCTATGAAGAAAAGGTCACCGGCATACGCGAAGACCTTTCGATGGTCTGGCCTATCGTTATGGGCCACATCACAGAGGACGTGAATACTGAGTGGACCGAATGTAAGCAAGGCATAGAGATCGTAGACCGCCAGCGGATCATACGCGGCGTCAAACATCCCTTCATGAGATGCACCCTCGACGGCGCCGTGCGTAAGTACCGCAACCGCGCTGCCGTCTTTGATGCAAAGTTCACGCTGGGCCGCCCGCTGCGCGGCGAGGAGTGGTCGGACGTTATTCCACGCCTCATTGCCAAATACACTCCCCAGCTACATTGGAATGGCTACCTGCTGCAAGAGGCTGACGGCAAAAAGGTGAACTACGGTCTGCTGTCGATCCTGCGCGCCGGCAACGAGCCATCCTTTCACGAGATCAAGCTAGACCACGCTTATACAGAGCATCTGATAGGGCTGGCGCAGTATTTTATGGGCTGCATAGAGCTTGGCACCCCACCAGAAGAGGTTGCCGCACACGAGCCTCCGACGCCGGTTGAGGAGCGTGTTCCGGTAGATATGACAGAGACGTCTCATGATCCGCATTGGAAAGAGTGGGCCGGCATCTGGACGCAGACTGTAGGCGCTGCGGACTCCTGTAAAAAAGCTGAAGCGGAGCTGAAGAAGCTCGTCCCTAAAAGCGCCAGCGAGGCCTACGGACACGGTGTGCGAATCCGTGTCGCAAAAAACAACGCCAAAAAAATAGAGGTGATAAAATGAGCGATTTGGCGAAGGCTCTCGCCAGTTGGCAGGGTGACCTGCCCAGCGCGGCGAAAAGCGGCAAAAACCCCCACTTTAAAAGCAGGTTCAGCACGCTACAGGACATTGTAGACTGCGCGAGAGGTGCCGCAAGTCACGGCATCGCCGTTACGCAGGAAGTCGACTTTGACGACGCCAAGATGTTTGTGCGGACTGTCATGCTCCACGCGTCAGGCGAAATGCGGGAGTCCCGCACGCCGATCATCACAAGAGATGCCAACGATCCGCAGAAGCTGGGATCGGCCATCACCTATGCAAAGCGGTATGGCTTGCAGGCGATGTTTGGCATTCCAGCCGATGAAGATGACGACGGAGCAAAAGCGAATGAAGCGCCAAAGCGGGCGACTCCCCGCCCTGATGGCGCTCCCTCTGCTGGTGTTTCCTCCCCGCCGGCAGAGGTGTCATTAGAGCAGGAGTTAGCTATGGCAAAGGACCAGAAAGAACTCCTTGCTCTTTTCAACAGGGTCAAACCAACCGACCCAGCAACCATCAAACTGTTCAGTGACCGCAAAGGAGAGCTTAGTGGATAAGGATATGAGCGGAGCGTTGTTCCCGAATGATAAAGGGGACAACCCAAGCCGGCCTGATTGGCGCGGTAGCGTCGTGATCAATGGCGTCAAGTACAGCCTGTCAGGCTGGGATAACACCAGCAAGAAGGGTGATCCTTACAAAGGGCTGATCGTCAGCGAGTGGCGGGAGAAGCGCGACGATGCTCCACCGGCTGCTGAAGTTTCAGACGATAAAAAGTCGGACGCGGAGCTTTTGGATGAGATCCCTTTCTGACATAGCAGACCCCAGTTTCACTGATGACTGGATTAAAAAACCGGATGAGGACAGCCACCCTGCCCTCGCCATCCCCTATGACGAGGGACTGCTGTTGGTAATCGGCAGCAAACAAAAGTTTTTGTATTTAGAGCCGAAGCAACAAATTGAGCTGGGGCTAAGAATCATAGAGCGGGCGAACAGGAGGAGAGATGTACCAGCAAGTATGGAGCTATCACCAGACGTGTGATTTTTGCAGCGCTATGACCAGAGGGCGCCGGTTTGATGCGGAGCCTAACGTGATCAGGTGCGGCGCGTGCCACTTCCCACTGTCGGAGGGACGGTTTGAAATCAAGGCGCAGGGGCAAGTCGTCAAAGTCGATGAGACGGACACCGCGCATCGAGCCGTGTGCGGAGTGCGGCAGGAGTTTGGACCTGAATGGATCGGGCTGGCTGGTCAATGGCAATGGCCAACTCCTGTGCGGCCACCAGTGCTTTCAGACCGTCTGGCGCAGATCGGAGCGGATAGCTAAGGGAGAAGCGACATGGGACGATCTGTAGAGGAGCTGGAAGAGCATGAGCGCGTCTTGCTTAAAAACGGTTACATAGAGCTGAGAGCGGTCCTTCGCGTAAACGGCCACGAGACAGAGTTGCATCTGTCGAACAAGTACGAGCCGACGTGGAGGATTGGACTCTGTAGCAAAGAGACCAAAGATCAGGTGATGCCTGTAGTGCGGCGTGTTTATGACGCGGTTTTCCAGACCAACAGGTACGCAAAATGAGGCTGCGCTTCGTACCGCACCATCAGGTGTCAGAATATGAGCAGAAGGGCTGGCGGGTGGTGAGCCGATTGCAAGGCAGTCACCACGCGCGCCATGCCGTCATCATGCAAGCACCTGAGCCTGTAGAGCCTCAAGGTCAGAAGAGTCCTGAGCGCGTTTCACCTCTGCCTCAGTATAGTGAATGTCTGCTGTGTCGGAGTGGGCGCTATGGCCCATGCGGAAGTTACGGATCGACTTCGGCACGCCCGCGTTTTCCATTTGCGTATGGTAGAACTTGCGGAACCCTCCAAGCCCTTTGTCGTCTACACCAGCATGGCGGCATACTGTAGCGATCAGCTTGCGCCAAGCGTTCTGCTCCCCCATACGCCCTCTCACGGTAGGGAAGACCCACACAGAATTGTCAGACTGTAGTTGCCACTCCCGCAGCACCCGCATCGTGGCTGATGGGATTGGCAGCGTGCGCTGGCGATATTCCGTCTTCGTCTCGTCCTGCACCATGTAGCGGTAGCCAGTGCGGTCAACTGTCAGTGTGCCGGCATACAGATCGATGTCACGCCATTGCAAGCCCTGAAGCTCGTTAGCTGCAAGGCCGGTCCAAGCTGCGGTCATGATCAGGGCGCGCACATAAAGCGTCATGTCCTGATCTAAAAGCTGGCGAAGCTCGTCGGCATGATACGCACCACGCTTGCCGGCAGCGCCCCGCACCTGCTTGCGATCTTCTTTCGCGCATGGGTTGGTGTAGATGTAGCCCCTATCAACGGCGTGCTTGCAGACCATGTTCAGCGTGTTGATGATGTGACGCTGCGTCTTCGGAGCGATCTCTTTGAGAAGCATGTCACCTATAAAGCTGTTGATCTTGCCAGTGGTGAGTGAGCGTATCTGCGAGGCGCCGAAATGCGGATTGAGGTGCAAGCGGATGTGCCGCTCGTCATTCGACCATGTCTGTTGCCGCAGGCCGTTCTTCTTCCCGATCATCTTGGAGCGTTCAGCTAAAGCCTCCTGCGCTACCTGTTCAAAGCTGGCGCGCGTGGCGTTGTGCTGCCCGCTTTGCAGCTCTGCCTCTAGCTGCTTGATCTTGCGTTTCATGGCAGACAAGTCGGCGGCATAGACTCTGCGGCGTTTGCCTGTCAGGTCTTTGTATGACACCACCCAAGCCTGTCGGGTGGTGCCGTCGCGGTTTTTGACCTCGCACTCTGTCGGGGTGCCAATATGTATGTCAGTCACTTTGCTCTCCCTGTAAGCTTTGCCCAGCACCCTGCGCAGTAGTATTGAGCGCGCTCCATCATCCTCGCTGGCGCGCCACACTTGTGGCAGGGCTGTCCGTCAGACATCTTGCGCATGGCCTCAATCAGGCCACGCGCGATGTCGTGTTTGGTGATGGCGGTCATGCCGCCGCCATTTTGTCGTCTGCGATGCGCTTGGCATCTTCCATGTTCTTGGTGAATGGGTTGCCGTAAATGGCAAGAATGCATCCGCCGCTGTCTGCGTCGATGATGCGAAGCAGGCCGGTTTCTTTGGCGCGGTAAGCAACGAACTCGCCGTCGCAATAATCAGCGACGTGGTCATAGTGAGCGGTCAAATCAGCGGCTGTAAAAAAGGTCGTGCTAGTCATCAGTCTGTCTCCCTGTTTTCTGCTTACACCTATATAATAAGCATCTATGCGCAAAAGTAAAGCATATAAGCAAATAAAAAGGCAAAAACCTGACGATGTATCGCCACTGAATCGCCACGAGACATAGAGCCAAACGCAAAAAACCCTCGCAAGCTAAAAAGCCTGGAGGGTTGTAAGATGCTGATTTGTGGGGGTTTTTGGTTGCGGGGGCAGGATTTGAACCTGCGACCTTCAGGTTATGAGCCTGACATTTTTGGCTTCCAGCCTAAACCGAATCGGCGTATCGCCACCGGATCGCCACGTTCAAGTAAGCGCAAAAGTGAATCGCCACCGGATCGCCACAGGCTATTTTGTCAGCCCTTTGTACTTCTCGAAACTACGGAGGCCGCCAAGCCCCAACATGCCAAGAAGCACCGTCATCAGGCTGTCCATGTCAAACACAGGCAGCTCTGGAATGGTTGCGCCAGCCCAGCCGGCGACAAACATTGTCATGGGCGCCAGAACGAAGTGCCACGCCATTGCGAAACTTAGGCACCATCCCAGAAACGGACGCCAGCCTGCCACAAAGATGGAGCGGTGCTGCGCCTCCGCTTTATTGATCTCAAGCTGACCCTTTGCCAGCTCCTGAGCGTGGCGCTCTGCCATTGTAGCAAGATCGTGCGCCAGCTTTGCCTTTTGGTCTTTGTCCTCCACGAACTTGTCGAGGAGGCCGCTGATAGGCCCGATGAGTGCTTGGATCATTAGTCTTTCTCCGAATTGAGCCAAACTGCCAGCGACCCTGTCATGGCGCCGGTAACCACGCTGATCAGCGCGCTCTGCTGCGTAGACAAGACTTGCTGCGAAAGCGCCCACTCAATGCAGCGCACATAAACGGCGGTCATAACCAGAATAGAAAAACGCGGCAGAATTTTAAGCTCCAGCATTTTGCGTGCTACATCCTCAACACTCATTTTTTAACCCTCACAACCACTCGCCCGACTCCATCATCTCTGACATCTCTATCGCGCGCCGCCCTACCTGACCTGCCCACCGGCTGTCCAACATCTCGTTGCTGGCCGTCATATAGTCGCCTTCTTCCATCGCCGCCTGCATGTTCTTAAACTTGTCGAAGTTTGGCTTGCCTAAGTTAAAAAGCATTGACAAAATTACGGCCTGACGCGGCTCATTCAGCTTACTGAACCAAGAGTATCCTTCCGCTTCTTTTCGGCAGCGCTTCATGTCGTTTGCCAAAAGATAGTCAATCTCACCGTCAGACAGACCGCCACCAAGCTTCTCGTCAATCAACCGTCCAACGCCAATCGTCCAATAGCCTCGACTGTCCTGATAGGCGTGCTTTACAACACCTTCATGCTCTTTGATCATTTCTATGAGTTTGCTCATAGCTGCCTCTCTCTAATGATTGAGATCGCCT